AAGGGCTTTACTTTATTTTGTTTATGGTGTATACTAACTGTGTTAGGTTTGGTGTGAGGTCTTATTAGAAAGCTTTAGTTACCTGCTAAGAACTTCTTATGATCTAATATAGTTTTTAATTGCCAGTCCCTTGCTTTAACCTGTGTAAGAATAGATTCAAGTAAATAAATCATAGAATTTAAATACTCTATCTTTACCTTGATATTATTTAAATCGGTATCTCCCTCAAGGAATTGGTCAGATTCATTCTTCAAAGGTTTAGTACCTTGCCACTGTTCCCATTGTAAATCAGTTAATTCCTCTCTTGAAAGTTCACCCCGATAATAACGAAATTTAGTCTTTTTTAGGACATTAAAATCATTTTGATATTTAGTGACTTTAAGTTTTGATTGCATCAAGTATCTAATATACTTAGCATGCAATTTTGGGACTCTAATAGATTCATCCGAGATGTGATTGTCATCCATTTCAGAGTCTAAATCCCATTCATTCAAAAGTTCATCAATTGTTGCCATAATATTCCTCTATTATATAAAATTATATCTACTTATTTTAAAAGTAGCAGATCCCACCAAGTAATTAACATCGGTATTTGTAGATTGAAAAGTCAATGTACTTAAATTAATAGGCAATATATCAATAAAATGTATTGATTTGACAGGTTGATTATTACTCCCTAATATTTGTAAAGTAGCATCGGAGAATTCTCTATCTGTTCTACTATAACCACCTATAGCATTATTAGTAAAATCGGAGAATTGCTTATTGTCTTCAGGAAACCCTAATCCTATTAACCAATTGTATATAGCAGTATAATTGAGCATATTTTCATCTACTAGAAACTGAACTTGTAAATCCTCATATGTGATTATATCCCCTGCAAAAGGCAACAAAGAAAATGGAGTATTCATTTCAGCAGTCTGAGTACTGATCCCAGGAAGATTGACTTCTTGACAAAAGAATGATACTTCTGGTAATTTTGATATTGAGAAATTGAACCCATTTGGGGATAATGGATTAATATTTGCTGGAAGTGGACATGTAAGATTTGGCATAGTAACCCTCAGTTGTTTTACTATTTATTACCGATTTGAAACAGTAATAAATCTTTTTATATAAAAAAAGGGGACTTTCGTCCCCTTCTAATTAGATTACTATAACCTATTGATATCGTTACATTAAGTTTTTAACGGTGACGAATCTATAGTAGTAATTTTTGTTAGCAGTTAGGTCATTTAATGAACCAGAACTGTCATCTAAGTCAACCATTGGGTTAGCAACTAAACCGTAACGAGTTTTGAAACCAATTTTTGGTTGGAAAGTAGCAGGATCAACTGCACGAACCAATTGTAATGGTACATATGGGCAGTAGAATAAACCAGCATCAAATGCAGAAGAACCTTTATAACCAACAGTGAAGAACTGACCAGTTGCACCAGTAGTTACTGAGTTAGGGTTATTACCACCTGAATATGGGTCAACATAAACTTTATATTTACCGTTTAAGATACCAGCAAAAGTAGTAGATGCTTCGTCAACATTTAAACCAGTTGATAATGCAGGAGCATAATCTAATACACCAGCCATTGCTAACGCAGATGCTACGTCAGAAGAACAGATGATGAAGTTACCACGACCACGACGAGTTAACTGTGCGATAGCGTTTGCTTCTCTTTCGATTTGGAATAATAAACCTTTGAATTTCTCAACAGACCAACGACCATTTGAGTCAACGTCAAGATCAAAGATACCAGCACTAGCAGTACCAACTTGAGCACCACGGTAAGCAGTTGTGTAGATTGTACGAACAACTTCACGGTTGATTTCAGCAAGAATTTCAGTTGATAAGATTTTGCTTAATTCTGCTTCAGCGTCTAAACCATGAACTGATTTTAAGTCTTGTGCTAACTCGATTGAGTACTCAGCTTTCAACGCACGAGTTTTAGCAACAACTGAAGTTTTCTCGATAGAGAAACCCATTTCAGCAGGAGTTACACTCTCAGCAGTTGATGTAGCCATACCTGAACCAGTAGTATAACCAGTAGTAGCAGTAGGATCATTACCAGCTTGTGTACCAGCACCTGATTTTCCAGAATCTGCTTCGTTATATAATGCTTCAGCACCAACTGGGTTACCAGAAGTAGCATAACGAGATTTCATTGCGAAGATCAAACCAGTTGGTTGAGTCATTGGTTGAACGCCAGCAACATCATATGCAATCAACTGAGGCATAGCACGACGTACTAAGTTAATCAATACAGGATCGAAACCAGCAACAGCAGAAGTACTGTTAGAAGCAGCAAAAGTACCACCACCAGAAAGACCACTTAAACCACCAGAGTTACCGCCAGAGTTTGTTGGTGTGATTGTTTCGTTAATCATACCATAAGCATCGTATGATTTAGCTTGTTCACGTTGTTGGTTTTCTAAAATTACTGCTAAGTCACCACGTCTTTGTGAGTCTTTTACAGTAACACCGTCCATGTCGATGACAGGCGCCCATTTTTCTAATAAATCTTTACGATTATAATCCATTTTTTTATTCCTTTAGTTTTAGTTGTTTAAGTTTTTAATAGCATTCACATATGCAGCAACTGTAGGATCAATGTTTTGATACTGAGTATCTTCATTCAATTCATCCACAGGTGAATCAGTAACAACTGATTGCACTAAACTGCGAGTTGTTTTAGTACCATTGAAATAGTTTTCACGAATTGTTTGAACTTTAGTTTGGAAAGAATCTTCACTGTCATAAGTCAATTCTTCGGCAAGTGCCAAGAATTTTTCTGTTTCAGTATCAGTTAATCCTTCACTAATAGTTTTAACAATTTCTTTACGAGTTGCTTCAGAAAGCGATTTTTTAAGATCAATATTTCTTTCAACTTGCTCGTCTAATTTTTCTTCAAGAGCATCAATTTTTGCTTCCATTTCACCTAGTACGTCATATTTCTCTTCTGGAACATCAATATAATGTTCTTCGAAAAGACCTTTCATACCAGTAATAAAAGATTCCATGATGTCTGTTTTAATACCACTTTCAAGGGCGATTTCATTCTGTTCAATCCACTGCTCGACAATATAGTCAAGGTAACCATCAATTTTATCAACTAAACCCTCAGTAATTGAATCAACTTGCTCTGCAAGTTTTTCTTCAAATTCTTCTTCTAAACGTGCAACTTCTTCTTTAACACGTACAACAACAGCAGACTCAAAAATAGTCGCCGCTTTTTCTCTAAATTCTTCAGATAAAGATTCACCAAACATTAAAGCATCAACATCAGCAGAAACATCGATTGATTCTTTAGTTATTTTGTCAACTGCTTTATTAATACCAACCTTACGTTTTTTATTCATACTAGCTGCGTGTTCATATTCTTTACTTCTTGTGGGATCAGTAACAGTTACACCCTTAACAAAACCCGCAAGACCAACATCAGATGTTGCTTTCTTAACATAAGAACCTAAAGTCTTTTTAGATAACTCATCTAACTGCTCAAAATCTTCAGACATCATAAAATCTTCTAGATCTTCGATTGAGTAATCGCTTAATCCTAATTCTTCAATAATAGCATCTTCGTCTAATTCTTCTTGTTCAATTACTTCTTCTTCAATTACTTCTTCACCTAAACCTAACAGTTTAGACTCTTCCATAATTTCTGCAATCTTTGCATCAATTGACATTTAATATCTCCTAATTTGTATATCTTTTATTATTTATAAAAATTTAATTTTTACTTAATACTGCGTAAAAAGTGTTGGAAGGCAAGTATTTTTTGCTCTTCTAAATTCATTGATGTTGCTTTTGTTATGGTTCTTTTAGCAGCATTAGCAATCATTTCAAATTTTCCATCTTGATATATCCATTCAGCATTTTCCATAAGACCAGACACCCAACAGTCTGGACCTGATGGATCTCCAACAATATCAACTGCTGATATTATAAAATCGGGTTGGACTACATTAACACCATTTTTTTCAATTAAAGAGCCAAGTCCTCGTGTAGATACACCAAATTGAACTCCCTCATCAATTAATCCCTTAGCAATTATTCCCATCGGCAAATTTGTTAATATTCTTGCTTTACCTATCACATCATTGCCTTCCCATGTTAATGATTCTATAATATGAGAAGCTCTCTCCAAATCAACTTGGGGGCTTGCAGGATGTTTCATTTCTCCTAAAGACCTTTTGGAATCGATTATCTTTTGATAATCTGAAATAGCCTTTTCCATAACTGGTTTTGGGTAGTTTCTACCATTACGGTTTTGCTTTTCAGATTGAGCAAATATACCTTGGATATAGTATTTTTTACCTTTACCCAAGCTTTCTGATATTATATTTTTTACAGGTGTTTGTTCCTTGTAATTAAAATCAGATGAGTCTATTAATAACTTCATATTAACTTCCTTGTACTAATGTATTATCATAAGTACCAAATTGAGCAGTTTCTATTTTGCTTACATAACCATCAATCTTTCTCAATCTTATCCATACTTCACCTTGTACTGCAGCAGCTGCTGCTGTTAAGATGTTTACCGAAATATCGGAAGTATTTTGTGTTGGTTCTGGTGGAAATAATTCAACGAAATCCATAAAGTTTCCGTTATCTGCAAGTAAAGATGCAACACGGACACTATTTCTATTGATTTTATATATTGCTCCAGGTTCTCCTGCCCACTGGAATCCAATGATATTCACTGTTGGAGTACCATTTACAACTTGAGTAGCATATGATATATTATATGTTGTACCTGCAATAGCAACTGCACCATTTGCAGAAAGTGTAGCATGTGTCGTATCAGTTACAGAAGTGATAGTACCAACATAAGTACCTGACGAGTTATATATCTTTGCGTTAACATGAGAAGCAGTAGCAAATGAAGTTCCAACCCCAACTATAGAAGTTGCACCTGTACCAATAGTAACAGTACCTGCACCTGCTACACTAGGTGAATATGGTAATAAGTCAGTTGCCAATGAAATAACGGCAGCACCTGTATCACTACCTGAAATTTTTACAATTGCCTCACTCTCTGTGACCTTTTGTACTGTTTTTGTTAATAGTGCCATGTTTTAATCCTTTATGAGTACAGCTAGAATGTTTAAAAAGTTTTCAGAACCTTTATTCATAAACTCTATAACATCAGTTTTATTTTCTAATAAGTTATTTATAACTTTTTGAGTTTGATTATTTATAGCAACACAAGATCCATCTTCCAAGATATAATGAGTCTTATTTTCTATGATAGAATCATATTGATTCATTTCTCTTAATCGGAAGACTACAGGATCAGTGGTAAAGGATTTACTGGTAGCAAGGTCAATATATTGATCAATAATGTTATTAGTTACTTTAATACCATGTTCTTCTTTTATGATATTAGCTATCCTAGGTTTATTATTATATACTTCATTAATAATTTCTTGTTTTATTGTATCAGCATTTAATTGCTGAATAATATATCTTTTAGCTTCTGATATATCTTTACAATAAGTATCTTTATTATCAATTAAAATAGTGTTATCAAAAGTTTCCTGAATAGTATGACCAAAGATGTAGATACTCTTTCGAATATCTACACCTGTCAAGGTTTTGTTTATATTAGAAGAAAACTTTGAATAGTTCATTATAGTTCTGCGATTCTTGCTCTAGTGCTGTATTCAGGAATACCATGTTTCTTTCTAACTGCTGTTAATCTTTTTTCAGCACCTGCTTTTGTAGTATGATATGTATCAATACCACCCTTTGTACCAGAATGCATAACAGCATGTGTATACCCAGATTGTTTAGCAATATCCATAGAATGCATACTACTACCTCGGCAACTACCACTTGGTGAACGATCTACGCCCATGTCACCACGTTCTTCACGTGCTTCGTCTAGGTCAAATTCTTCTTTATTCAAACCGCGTTTTTTAATTTCATGAGAGATGATTCTATCTTGGACTTTTTTAGTTTTAGTATCAAAAATACTTTTTTTATTTTTTGACCAATCTTTTAAATGTTCATCACCTAAACCTCTAACTTGTTTTTTCAATTCTGTAGTATTTCTACCATCAGCATCCCAAACTTTTTCATCAATTTGTTGCTCTAACTCTTCATTTGTACTGGGAACTTTAACTTTCTTTCCTTTAAATGTAACATTAGGATATTTTTTTTGTAAAGCCAACAGAACTCCTTTATGGCGTTTATTCGGCAAAGAATCTAATGCTGTTCCTTCTGGAGCTGCTTTATGGATATATGTTGTTAATGTTTTTTGTGATACCTCATCCAATTGTTCAAATTCTTCAGACATCATGAAATCTTCTAGTTCTTCAACTGAATAATCTTCAAGATAGAATTCTTCTTTAGTTAATTTGTCAACTGCTTTATCGATATTTTTAGATCTTTTAACCATTTTATCTAAAGATTTATGATTGCCGCTTGAATTATATCCATAATTAATGCCACGGTCAGCATTGTCCAAACTTGCTTTCTTAACATAAGAACCTAAAGTTTTCTTACTTAATTCATCTAGTTGTTCAAAGTCTTCTGACATCATAAAATCTTGTAGTTCTTCGATTGAATAATCTTCAAGATAAAATTCTTCAGGTAAACGACGGTTACTTACTACACCATTACGATGTTTCCAGTTCAAATGAGAAGCATCAACTCCACGAGCATCAGCATTTTTCTTGGCTTTCTCGATATCTACCATATGCTTGCCATAACCTGCTGCCGCCAACTTTGGATCTTGTCCTTTGTGTTCAGCAGATTTTTTAGCAGATTGCTTAGCTCTCCATGCATTAAACTTATCACCAGTTAATTCAAGAGCCTTGTCAGTTGATTTATACTTACCACCCATTATACCAGTTTTACCAGCATACTTAGCTGCAGTACCAACTGCTTCATCTATATCTTCGCTACGTAATGCACGACCGATTGCTTTGTTTTGCGCTTGAGTGGTTTTATGTTTACCATCCCAATTTCGAACATCGTCGCTAGTCATATTATTTTGTAATTTCCATTTAGCACCGCGAGAAGTATCCATTAAGTTTTTTTGGATTTTATTTCTTTTCGCTTGTTCTGACTTCTCATCCAGTTGTTCTTCGTCTAATTCATCAACTGAACCAAACACATTTTGAGCAACAGATACTCGCATATCATCTAATCGCTCTGAAATTTTGCTTGCCATAACAGCATTGAAACTATCGTCGATTGCCAGCGTATTACCTTCTGCGATGGCGTCAATTAAATCTCTAATCATTGTTTTTTCCTTTTAGTTTTGACCTTGACCATCGTCTGGTTCAGGAGGTGGATTCTCAGCATTTTGCTTCGATATTTCTTTAATGTCATCGTCCGATTGCATCAATACATTTTTAGCAACCCATTCTATAGAATAGTATTTACCTACATATAAATCTATTTGCTGCAGTGCAGCAAGTCGAGTCATTAATATTTCATTATCTTTTAATTCCGCGAAATAATTGTCTCTTTGAAAATCAAACTGGATTTTATTTTTTATCTCTAACCAGTCATCTTCGTTTAAAATACCTTTTGCAATAAGTTGAATTCTTAAGGAATCCATTAGTAAGTTTGAGAACTTCTTACGCAATCTAACTACGAACTTATTAAACTTTACTTCTTCACGAGTTATTTCATTGGATCGACCTAAACTAAATCCCTGTGTAGGTTGCAATCTTCCTAGTGGTACATTTAATGATTGGAACAATTTATTCTGAAAATATTGGATATCTTCAATATTACTTAAATTCTGTCCACCTTGTAATGTAGTAATCTCTGTACCTTTACCACCTTCTCTACGTGGCATCCAGAAATCTTCCATCATTGATAGGTGTTTTCTGTCATTCCTTACTTCACCAGTTGTAGCATCATAAACAACTTTATTACGAAACTTGTTCATAATGTCATTTACATATTGCTCTGCTTTTAACTTTGGTAAGTTACCTACGTCAATATAGAATATTCTTCTTTCAGGTGCTCTCGATATACGATAAATTACAATAGCATCCTCAATCATTTTTAATTGATTGGTAGGTTTAACTGCTTTATGCAAATGACCTAGAGTCATACCCGAATTTGGATCAATTAATCCAGATGGACAATATACAATAGAATCAACAGAAAGTTTTACACCTTGAGAAGTTTGTTCACTAATACCTTTATCATTATAGATATAGTATTCTTCAATATTAGTTACAACATCAATGCCTTTATCATTCCGTTCTTTCTTAACATTCTTAATTCTACGGATTTTTCTTGGGTCAATTTTACGTAACTCAGTAATACCCTTCTTGATATTGGCAGGATCAATAAGTACTTGATAATAAACTCTTCCATCGATATACCACTGGCGGAAGATGTCAGGACCGAATTCCTCAAAATCCAAAAGATTTAAAACTTCTTGGAATTCGTCTTTAATTTTCTTTTTTATACCATCAGATATCTTTACATCGTCAAGTTTAATTTCAATTGATTTTTCATCATCTGAAACAATTGCCTCATTGACAATATCGGTGATAGCGGCATCACAATCTGAATATTGAGCAATTTCTCGGTATCTACGAATTAAGTCATTTTCATTCTTGACAATAGAATCCATATCAAGTACAAGACCATAATGGTTTGCCGCACCCGATGATGTGGTAATGACTGTACTACCATCATCAGTACTAGGAGGCACCACACTAAGTGGATTCTCCTTGACTTTTTTCTTCTTACTCGAGAAATCTAACCCAAACAAATTCAATGCCATAATATTTTCTCAGTTAATTCTTAAAGACTGAATGGGATAGTCCCAATTGGAGTGTCAATAGATAAGTTAACACCAAATGAAGAACCATCTGTATCTGTACCTTTGTTTGATGTAAAGTAGTTATAAGTAAATTCAACATCAAATGTTTCGATTTGATTTGCTGCATCATAATCTAATGCAATTTGACTAATAGAAGTTGGGAAAGCATCAGTAAATCTATAAACTTTCAGTGGTGCACCATTTCTATCTAATTGATGAATTTCTAACTCAACTTGATAATCAGCAGGATTTGTTTTACCTTCTGTTGCAGCATATCTTTGAATACCTGCTTGCCATGTTTCAAAAGCATTTCTTAACCCAAATGTTACATCATTATAGATTGTAACAGTCCAAGGTTGGAAAGTTCTTTCACCTGCAACATTTATCTCTCTGCCTCTGTATTGAATGGGCACAGGTGTAATAGTTGATGCGGGTAATGATGCTGATTTACATAAGAACTGTGCCCTAGCACCTTCCAATGCTCCAAATGTTACATAAGTTGGAAAGTGAAGATATGCTCTGAACTGATTTGCTCTTGCACCTCCACCAATTAATTGTGATTTGAAATCTGATATATTAGCCATGTGCGATAATCCTTTTTAATATTTTATTTATTTATATGAATAAAGGGAGTATGTTTCAACTCCCTAATATTAGTTAAGCACCAACTACACTAAAATCAACACCGGCTTTTGTTGCGATGAAATTTAGAGTGATAAAATTGATCGAGTGATTTGGTTTGATATAGATATCACCAACAAATTCTTGACGATTTTGAACATCTGCAGAATTGTTAGTATCATCACAAACTACTTTAAAATCAGTAACACCACGTCTACCTTTTACATCTCTTAAGAAAGGTTCAACTAAATTTTTAAATTGTGCTCTTGTGAAAGAATCATTAAACTCGAATAATTGGTATTCAGATGCTTTACCGATTGATTTTTCAAGAAGAATAAACAATCTACGGATACCCACTTCTCTAAATGCAGAAGGTTTAGTTGTACCAGTTCTATCACCAAATAATATCACACCTTGATTAGGAAATGATACAACAGAATTGATACTTGATTGATATAGAGTATTGCGATCTGTTTTAGTTGGGTTAACTGCTAATTTAACAACATTTTTGATTTGACCACGATTCAAACCAGCAAATGACCACCAAGCATCATTAGTGTAATCTGTTCTTGCAGCAAGACCTGCGATATCTCCATTTAATGGAACCCATCGATAAACATCATTGTATCGGTCATATTGATATTTGTAACCAGAATCAAAGAATGAATATGAAGAAACAGGAGTTACTGCAGATTTGTATGCAAACAATGCATCAGTAGCAGCACTACCATTACCAGTAATAACATTACCAGTAGATATATTTTGTGGTGAAATAAATGCAATACAATCTAGTCTATTTTCAGCAAGACTAACCACTGAAGATGCAACTGCCGCAGTTGCTTTACCCAATGGTAATAATCTTACATCATATCTTTCGTCAGAATATAATGCCCACGCAGCGGTTGCATAAGTGTCTGGTGTTGTACTATAATCATCAGTACCACCAGCAAGAGAAGTTGTCATAGCACCAATTAAAGATTTAAATGTTACACCTGCAGCAACTGAACCCCAGTTTGATGAACCACTTACCACGTTAGTAGTATTTTTTAACCAGTAAATATATTTTGAAGATGAATTGATAACATCTCTGAAATAGTTATTTGAACCATCATATTTTCTTGCATCTAATGCTTTTGAAACATAAGCAAATTTTTCTAATACTGTACCCGCAGAACCAGTAAATGTACCATCTTCATCAATTACGATAACATGTAATTCGTCATTTGTCGCATTTGATGATGTAGCATAAGTAGAAGTTCCAGGAGCAGAATCAAATTGCTGATAATATGCCCAATCTGCCTTTACACCAGTAGCATTAGATAATGCTATAAGGGCTTTATCGACAGTAGCAGCAGTATCAGAGGCAATCGCAGTAACAGTTCCTACTAACGCACCCGTAGTGTCTTTAATAATAGCGCCAATATGTAACTCAGTTAAAAATTTAGAACCAGTTGCAGTTAATGCAGTACCACCCAATGTGATTGCATAAGCAGTTCCAGTCAATGCTAAATTTTTAAATGTAGCAGAGTCAGCAAAAGATATTTTCAATGAATTACCGAAAGTGCCTTTATATTTTGCTGCCCAATGACTAGTATTAGCACCACCTAAAAATGAAGTATTATATACGTCAATATTACCAATGTTTTGTGCAGTACCTGCAGCAATCTGTGAACTATCTAAACTACCAACAGCATTAAGACCAGTAGAATCTTGTCTAGTAACATATAATGAATTTGTATATGATAAAAAATTTGCAGCAGTGAAGAATGATTCGAAAGTATTTGCAGACGGCTTACCGAATAATGCAACTAAATCATTCTCATTTGTTATTTGAGTTGGGTATAATGTTGGACCCCACTGAAATACACCAGCAAATGCTCCTGTTGATGCAGCTACAGAAGGAACAATAGATGTGAAATCTTTTTCAGTTACTGTTATTCCAGGCGATAATGCGTATGCCATTGTATTCTCCTAAATTATATTATATTATGTGTTTAATATGAATCAATTATCAATCCATTGTATTATTTATATTATTTAAACTTTCAGAAATTTATTAATGGTATGAATTCATGTTCTAATTCATTACCGTCATTAAAAAATCCAAATGGAGTCAAATCTTCTATTTCCCTCATTTGGTTAGCATATAATAAATTTCGTAGATTCACATTGTTTAATTCTTTAAAAAATTGCTGGGATGTTAACCAACCGAAAATGACTAGTGCCATCACTAAATCATCTTTGTACCCATCATCGGCAGCAAACGAATCTTTTACTTCAATAAAGGTGGATAATTCACCTATAGTATCGGCATCTCTAATTATTAATTTGTTTTCACTAACTAATGATTTTAAATTCGCACAACCAATTCTTTTTGTCTTCTTGTCAGTATTAACACCTAACATAGGTTTGCTACCAAACCCAGACCCTGCTATCTGACCTCTATTTAATCCTTTTTGAGTCTTATTTATTAGAATCATATTTTCATATTCTAACTCATAATGTAAAATATGTGCAACTTGTTCTGATATATTTATCTCCAATAAAACAAACGCATTATTATAATCTTTACCTACTTTATAAATTATATTTGGATATAGTAATGGACTTATAAGGTTATCTTTATACTTTGCTACTTGTTTGTACGGAGTTTCTGTTATGTCAATTACATGAAACGCAGAATTATCCCCACCGACACCTTTTGCAACATCAGCAGTTATAACATAGATGTGATCTTTTTGTGGTTCTTCATATATATCAAGCCCATCTTTATGGTGTATTATTACATCGGCAGATAACTTAGAAAGAACATCTGATGGTAATAATGTAGAACTAGAACCTAAAAAGGAGCAATTGTGAGAAATTAAATCATTTGAATAATATAAATTTCCATTATCAACATTTATTGGATCATATACATCTATTTCACCATAAGAAATAATATCAACAATTATTTTATCATTTAAAACATCTCCAGTACTCAATAATCCTGCAATAATTTCTTTATCATTATCTATAAATCTATGATTTTCTGTTACTATAATATTACTATCATCTACAAATGATATTTGTATAGTGTTCCTTTTATTTTTAATGATACCATCAAAGGATTGAAACCCAGAAGGAGTCAATATTTTATATCTAGAGTTCATTTTGTAATATTTGTGTTTTTCTTAATATATTTAATATAGTTCTAGCTGATACATTAAAATCAGATGCAAATGATTTAGCAAAAGCATTTTCATATGAAAACCACTTTCCATTTTTAGCAATATAATCATATTTAATATGTAAAGACGGTTTTGAATTATATAAAGTAAATACTTTAGAATATAATTCTAATAATTCTTTCTTTCTATCTTCTTTTATATTGATATTTTTTCCTTTTCGTATTTCTGACCATAATTCTCTAGTATGAATTGAAGGAATTCTACCTTTTAACTTTAGATTTGGTTTACCTATTTTACTTTTAGATATATTTTTCTTAGCTTCTTTAGATCTTTTAGAACCTGTATTAGGATTTAATTCTCTTGATAAACCTTTAGCCCAATGATTTTCTGAACATTTTTGTCTCTGTTCTAACGTAAATTTTAGTCCAGGAATTGTACCATCTAATCCATTTTCGGGTTTTAGATTAGCCCATTCCTTAGATTCTACAATGCTATATTCTTTGGACAATTGCAAGGCATAATCAACAATGGAGGTATCATGAAAGAGATCTGACACCCATAGCGTAACTATATGTTCTTTACCATGTTTTTTAATATGGCGAATCCAATGCTTACCAGAACCATTATATTTGTATGGATCTCTAGTTGTTTTGCCTAAGTATTTTAGACCAGTAACTGAGTGTTGTTTGATATAGAGATATGTAGGTTGTTCAATGGGAGTATAAATATTCATGCTGGTGTCCTCTTATGACATTAGAGCTAGTAGATGTTTGCTGCATCGTGACTAGCATTTATTAAATTATATGCTTCTTCTATAGGTATATTTATAATTTTTCCAGTTTCAGTATCTTGCAAAGTTATAATAGTATTTCCTGCAACACACAAAACTTCCTGACAATATTTCAGTTCACCAAGTTGCCTTCTTTGTTCTTCTGCCCATGCTTCGTCTCTTCCTGGAATTTCCCAATAAGGAATGAATAAAGGCACAAAGTCGTTAGCACCTTTTTCAGCATCTGTCCAGAACTTCCAGAAGTGATTGTATCCAAGTGGAGTAGAACTAAGTAATATTTTAGATGTTGTGCCAGAAGAAATTGTAGGGTAAACCGAAGTAAAGAACTCCTCTGCAACGGTGTTAGCAATAAAGGCGGTCTCATCTATGTATAACATATTAACAGTTTTACCACGGATACCAGAACCAGTAGTCGCCGCAGTGAAAACCTTTGAAGCATTATCTAATTCTATATCACCCTTATTCCAAGTTTTGACACCTCGTTTCAACCAAGCAGGTAATAACTCAAACATCAATTGAAGTCTACTCATTACCTCTCGTGCAGCAGAGGATTTGTTCGCCAAAATTGCTACATGTTTCGCATCATTAAAATTGACATACCAAAGAATATATGCAGCAGAGGTCTGAGTATTATGTGATAAAATATCATTTGTGTAAAAAGTATGATCTTCTGAATCTACAGATAGATCATACATATTTTCTGAATAACCGAGATCCTCTATAGATATAACTGAGGCAATACCAAATTTAGTTATAATGGAATGGTTCAAAGAATCTACAGCATATATTTCATTATAATTTTCATCAATTAAAATATGTGTATCTGCACATTTAATTTCTAATCCATTATCTAATTTTAAATGATAAACTTGATATTCAATAGTTTTATTGGCAGAAATAATAGATTTAAACCCATCCTCAGTTTCTACCTCCCAATCAGAAGCATCAAATGATTCTATAAATTTTCTACTTACTATATCAGATAATTTAAACATTCTTCAATAACTTTCTGTCTATCGTTCTTAAAATCATACTCTCTTATATGTAATAATGAATATCCACTGTTTAATATTCTATAATCCCTATCTTTCTCTTTTGACGGGTTTGCTACTTGTTCACTGTGCCAATAATCACCATCAAATTCTATTATCTTTTTTGAGTCCATGCATATAAAATCTGGCAAAACTAATGAACCATCGATTAGTCGTAATCTATATTCCTGATTTTTATCTATAGATTTATCCTTTGTGGCATAGTAAATTTCAGTAGAATTGTAATATTTATATAATTCATCAAACAACTCTTGAGATATTTTAGAATAATTTTGTTTTTTAAAAGATTTAGACCACTTATATTGTCTGTCACTCCAGACTTTTAATCCCTCTATTTCACCATGTTTTTCTATACACTTTTCTAAGGAGAATGTTCTTTGTCTATCTGATAATTTTGATTCTGCTTCTTCTAGTGACATTCCTCGCGAAGTATAATATCCTACGGTAAGCGGATTACTATTATTTTTAATTTTAGTTTTTACCGACTCTTGTTTTAAATTTTCAATATATTCATCTGATTTATAATGTATAAAATTTTTGCTGAATGGAGATAATTTACCACCATGATTATATGCTGGATTGTTTTCTCCAACAAACAATATTTTTTTATTTACACAAACAACTTCACCATGTTCTTTTTTATATTCTTCTGGTTTTATGTCGTGTATTAATATATGAGAACCTATATCAGGCGACCTATACCCGCATATTTTACATTCAATAAAAGAATTAATATCGCTATCAGATGAATATTTAATATGAGAATTCTCTACAGATTTCTTTCTGCTCAGTTCTTTACTATTAGAAGAATTTATTTTCCTACACTCATCAGAACATATAACAGCAGTTTTATATCCTAAAAAATTATTGTAACAAATTTTACAAATTCTTGTTACATAGTTTGTGGAATTCTTCTGCTGTGACATTTAATACTTCTCCAGTGATTTTATTTCTGATGTTGTATTTAGTCTCTTTTTCAAAACATTTTCCCTGCTGTCTTCCCTCCATAAGAATAACTTTTCTATTATCATGGATAATTTGTACTTTATTTTTTTGACAATCGTATAACTTGAAAGGTATGATACCATGGTCAAGAGAAATTATTTTACAGTAGGTATCTATAAAATAAACGGGATCATTTTTACACTTTATGTACTCAGCAATCTGTTGCTTGGTATAAGCAACATTTACGTTTGCACCTTTAAGATTTGGATTATTATTATAAGTTTCAGATGCCATTTTATTTTCGTATTAGGGCTTTACTTTATTTGGATTATAATGTATACTAACTGTGTTAGGTTTGGTGTGAGGTCTTATTAGAAATGTTCTAACCATGTTTCACTTGTTATAGTTCCAGTAGTTTCATTACCAATGATAGTTAAGTTTGCTACATCATTAGTCATATTCAGATTCTCGCTGATGTTAGTAAATACCTTAGTAATGATCTTATTAGTATTCTGTGGACCAAATAGATTCATCTTCAACGTAAATGTTAATGTATGAGTTACAAAACGTCTGGTCTGAAAGTCACCATCATAATCATCTTGCACAGAAATATTGTTAAGAATAACAGGAATATCCTGAATGAGATTCATATTCGGAACAGCATTAATCGATAACGTATACTCTGGAGTGAAGAATGGAAGAATCTGCTCTATAATTTGTAAAGCATCTTCTTGAGTTTTAGTCAATATGTATAAAGAAATATCTACGTTATAAGGTGTAGGAGTTGCCATGACTTTTGCAGTTGTAGTACCCGAAGCACATGTTATTTGCTGTGCCCTATTAGTCTTTCTTTGACCATCATATGAGTAACCAGTAATCTCAAATGCTAATCTTGGCAATGATGTATATGTATTGTTTTCAAGATTAGGATCAGAATCAATACGTACCACCCATTTTTCTTTGGGACTATATGCCAAAGGTACTTGTAAAGTCTGAATAACAGTACCAGATACTGAATCATCTTTTCTTCTTTCAATTTTAATATCTGAAAATAATGCTCCAAATGCAGTAATAGTTTTTTTTATGATGCCGTAGTAATATGGATCATGACCTAACATTATAATACATCTCCAAATATATTACTGGTATTTTGAACTAAACCAGTTGCTTTAGTTTTAAACTTGGTATTGTCACCGTAAGAATCTGGTGTATCCACATCGGCATTTATAGTAGGATCAAAAGATTTTAATGTTTCGAATACATCAACATCATCATTACCAGTATTGAGTATTTCTGATGAATATGAAAACAATTCTATTTGTAATTTATAGACATATAGTTTACCCAATTGATAGAAGGGATCCTGATGTTGGACAAATTTAATCTCAAATAATCCTTTAGACAATGGAAAGTATATCAAATCCCCTTCTGCAGGTCTATTAGGTAGAATAGTTGTATTGGTCTTACCAATCAAATCATTCCACTTCTTTCTGGCAATTGTAATTGTTGCGGATTGCTCCACCATAAGTCCAAATTTCTGGATCATATACCCACCACCATCAAATGTATCTATATTCTCGAAATATGCAGAAATAGGAAATGCATTTTCAAATTTTGATAGACGATCTTCACCAAGTAACTCGTCTTTAGAGACTAAAGTCCTTGGAATATATTGAACTTCTACACCGTAGATATCAAGACACTCGATAATTAATTCTTCTATGAGATTCTGTTCAGCTGAAGTACCTTGTGTAACACCCGAAGCAAAGTATGGATTTAAAGTAGACATAAATTATCCCATGAACCGATTGTAATTAGAAATAGAAATATATCCAGCTGGTTCTTCACCTGGTATAAACATTTTTCTTTTATTTGATATAGATGGATTGATATAAGACCTTTTTCCCAATTTACTCATTCCTACTTTTTTCCTTTTTTCTGGATCGTTCATTGGATTGTTTGTTACGAAATTACCTTGGGTTTTTTGATATATCGATAATTTTGGATTTGGTATATTTTTTCTTCTTTTACCATTTTCAGATAAAACTTTACGACCTTCATCTGATATATTATGTTCAACACCAGTACCAGCACACATAATACCAGTTCTACCAAATAAAGGTGATCTACCAGTTTCAGACAATTTCCAACTATCAATTCTTTTTTCAGATGCTTTTTTAGCTATACCGAGTATTTTCATATTATGATCAACACCATATTTTTCCATCAAAGTTTTCTTTTCTGCAACTTTTTGTTTAAGTTTTATTTCTTCTATATTCATGCAATTATAAACACCATATTTTTCAAATATAATTGAGTTGAGTTTATTAGAACCAAAATAAAACTCTGGCATATTCTTAAATTTATTATTATGTCCATTATACCAATCAGGAGAACTAGCACAGTCCATAGTTTCTAAAAATAATGTTTCATAATCATAAGGATGCAATCCATCACAATTGATGTCAATCCTTAAAATTTCAAATGAATCCAATCCTTCTTGATTTATAATATCATTAATAGTATTAGATGATGTTGTATATCCATTGGATTGCATAAATTCATCTGGGTGACATTCTTTAGCATACCTAGAACCCGCATACAATTTTTTAGATTCTTTATGTTGAATAATATAAAAATATGGTGTATAAATATCTTTGCTGATCATATTAGTTCCTGTAATTAATGTTAGAATGGTTAGAGTAGATGGAAGTTGCTGCTTCGTGATCTACATCTATAATTATAATATTTTAACGTTCACCCCGTAAAAAAGCTGCAAGGTGCTGCTTTTAATAGCAATTCTTCTTCAAGGTCCTTAATTTCATTAACTGCATCATCATGAATAGATGGTCCATCTAGCGTGACTCCACCTGGAAGTTGAAGTCCAGAAAATTTAGAAAGATTCGTACCCCATTGCTTTTTGAATAAAGAAGTCACATAATGTTTCAACCATATTTCATTCCATAATTTGGGATAAGAAGTAGGATCCATTGCCATATAACCATCAACTATGATAAAGTCACCTACTGCACTATTAACTATCCATTTAGTATCGATATGAAGGACATTTGTGAATCTATTATAACGTATATTAGGTTTAGCATTTAATTCGAAATCAATTAAATCTAAATGATTCATCATAGTTTTATAATAAACTAATGATGTACTTGTTACATCATATAGATCATGTAGTCTCAATTGGTATTGTAAGTCAAACATATTCTTTGAAGATGATGTTTGTGCCATTGGTATGACTCTTGTTACACCATATAACAAATCTGGTAAAGTAATATACTTGTTATCATATACACCCTTCACGACAGAATTAGTAAGTGCCAATGTAGCAGATACACCTGAGGAAGCACCTGTTATAGTTTCACCATCAATGAAAGTGCCCAATATATCGCCAACTAATAAAGTATTACCAGCAGATACAGTTTTTCCTTCTGAAGTTAATATAGCAGTGGCACCTGAAGTTGCACCCTTTACTTGTTCTTGTGCAAAGAAAGAACCTGCATTGTTTGTAGTTATTGTGATAACTGATGCAGTAATCATATACTTAATATAGACTTCTTCTACACCTTCTGGGTGGTAAAGTCTCCAGTACTCTAATGCTTCATCAATTCTGTCTTCTAATTGTTCATCGTCCACGTTGATATTGACAACAGGAGACCCCAATGCTCTAAGGCAATATTGTTTTAAATCTTCTCTGCTTGCAAGTGCCATATTAATTCCTTTGTTTTTCTATATTTATAGTTTTTATTCAATAAGTTCATCGAAATCGACTTTATAATCTTTAGAGTTTTTATCCATCTTGACGTTATAAAAATATGCATCAAACGAAACAATGTATTGATATAACCTATCAAATAAGAACCTTAATTCACTATTAAAGTCAAAGCATAAATGTATATTAATATCATCATCAAATGCGATCTTTAGTTTGTTTGTAAGTGGACTACCCAATTTAGGTATAACACTACTCAATAATGCAGTAGCAGAAGTACCATGTAAGAATAAAGAGAAACTATCTGATAAATTGCCAGTAGTTGCTACAAGAGCATTTGAGTAAATTGAAGTACCATTAGTTACAGAATTAACTGAAGAATTAACTAACGTACCTAATACTCTAACACTTATAGAATCATTTATTGATCCAAGAAGTATATTACCAACAGTTCCAGATAATGTATATGAAACTAATTCTGTAAGATTGATACTACCATCAGAAGTATTACCGATACTTCCATTTAAATATTTGTCAATATTACTTCTAATACTTCCTGTAGAAGTAGTTACAAGTTCACCCGATATTACACCACCTACAGTTTTTATAGGCGAAGTTGGTAATACTGTAGCAATTGAACCTGATAATGTAGGATTGATCAATTCCAATATTTGAATTGACCCATCAACTATAGTTAATGTACTACCCTGTAGAGACCCAATTGGGTTACTTATTATATTGCCAGTAGACGATAATGCAGTAATACCATATACCGCAGCACCTGCTGTAATTGTTGTTGGTGAAGCAGAAATTAAACTACCAGAAAGTGTATTTGAAATTCTTTCTAGATGTCCAATTTCTGCTTGGAATAATACCAAATCAATTGTAGATGTAAATACATCAACATTTTTACCCAATGCACCTGTAGACGCATTTAATAATTCAGTATGTAAGTTCTGGGAAACTGTATAACTTACCCCGTTGAATGCAGTTCCTATTGTACTACCAGAAACTGTTCTTAATATATTATTATTTCCCGAAACATACCCAGTATCGGTAGTTACTACATCACCAGAAACTACAACACTTATTGATTCTGTTGCTAAAGACCCATTCGAAGCATTTATCGTAGACCCTGATACCAACTCACCAATTGAGTAAATCGACTGTGCAGTTGCAGTAGAAATACTGCCTGATACGGTATTCCTTATCGCATCAGTTATAGATCCTGCGATTCCATTTGCAGTATTTGCATTATTAGAAGTAGTTGAAACTGTAATAACAAAACTAATATTGCTTGCAGTTACAGTTGCAGAAGCACCAGTATTATTGAGTGTGTAACTAACAACTTCATTAACATCAATTGATGATGTAGTTGCTGTTAATCCAGATATTGATAGTGAATAACTGATAGAATCAGTCGTGTCAATTGAACCTGAAGTTACAGTTGCAGAAGCACCAGTATTATTCAGTGTGTAACTAACAACTTCATTAACATCAATTGATGATGTAGTTGCAGTAAGACCAGATATTGCCAGTGAATAACTGATAGAATCAGTCGTGTCAATTGAACCTGAAGTTACAGTTGCAGTACCTACACTTGTACCATTAATGGTGTAACTAATTGTTTCATTAACATCAATTGATGATGTAGTTGCAGTAAGACCAGATATTGCCAGCGAATAACTGATAGAATCAGTCGTGTCAATTGAACCTGAAGTTACAGTTGCAGCATTACCAGTACCATTAATGGTGTAACTAATTGTTTCATTAGTTCCTGTATAACCAGATGTTGCTATTAAGTCATAACCTGTAACTGTAACATCAACATTATTTGTTCCAATTGTATAGGTTACTGAACCTGAAGTGACATTTGCAGAAGCACCAGTATTATTCAGTGTGTAACTAACAACTTCATTAACATCAATTGATGATGTAGTTGCTGTTAATCCAGATATTGCCAGCGAATAACTGATAGAATCAGTCGTGTCAATTGAACCTGAAGTTACAGTTGCAGAAGCACCAGTATTATTCAGTGTTACACTTATTGATCTAGTACCAACATTAGAAGCAGAACCTATTGCACTTGTCCCAGTATTATTCAGTGTGTAACTGACTGATTCATCAGTTCCAGTGTAACCAGATGTTGCTGTAGTAACAGCACCATTTAATGTACAACTAATTGCATCACTAACACTTGAAGAACTTGTACTTGCAAATAATACAGGAGTTCTATCAACTACTAATAATGTACTTGTTGGTACTATTACTAAAACTGGATTAATAATTTCTAATAATGAATGATAGGTTATCGTTCCAGATAAAGTTACATTTGAGTAAATGTATTCACGATCTGCTTTAATAGTTCTACTAACATTATTTGTTCCAATTGTATAGGTTACTGAACCTGCAGTTACAGAAGCATTTGCCCCAGTATTATTGAGTGTGTAACTAACAACTTCATTAACATCAATTGATGTAGTTGCAGTACCTACACTTGTACCATTAATGGTTTGGGTAACTGTTTCATCAGTTCCAGTGTAACCAGTGGACGCATTAGCAGATAAAGTAGAAGTATTGAGAGTTACACTTATTGTTTCATTGGTACCAGTATAACCAGTAGATGTGTTGGTAGATAAAGTAGAAGTGTTTAATGTAAAACTTAGTGTGTCAGTTACATTAGAAGAACTTGTACTTGCAAATAATACAGGAGTTCTATCAACTACTAATAATGTACTTGTTGGTACAATAACCCGTGCTGGATATAAAATTTCTAATAATGAATGATAAGTCGCTGTTCCGGATATTGTGGTATCAACAAATATCTGTTCTCTGTCTGCCTTAATATAAACTACGTCACCATGGGTTACAGAACCACCATAAGAAGCAGTCGAGAGTTCACCAGAAATAGTATGGGAAACTACTTCATTAACATCAATCGATGACGTAGTTGCAGTAAGACCAGATATTGCCAGTGAATAACTGATAGAATCGGTTGTATCAATAGAACCTGAAGTGGCAGTTGTTGTAGTACCATTTAATGTAAAACTTAGTGTGTCAGTAACACTTGAAGAACTTGTAGCAGCGAATAATACAGGAGTTCTATCAACTACTAATAATGTACTTGTTGGTACAATAACCCGTGCTGGATATAAAATTTCTAATAATGAATGATATGTAACAGTACCAGAAAGTGTTACATTCGAGTAAATGTATTCCCGATCTGCTTTAATAGTTCTACTAATAGCATTAATAACACTAACTGAACCTGCTGTACCTGTAGCGACATTACCAGTACCATTGATGGTAACAGAAACTGTTTCAGTTGTATCAATAGAACCAGCAGAACTTGTTGCACTGTTACCTGTCCCATTAATGGTGTAACTAATTGTTTCATTAGTTCCTGTATAACCTGTAGATACAGTACCAGATAACCCAACAACAGACATTGTATAACTGATAACTTCATTTGTATCAATAGAACCAGTAGAACTTGTTGCGGTATTACCAGTAGTATTAGGTGTAACAGAAATAGATTCGTTTGTTCCTGTATACCCAGTAGATACAGTTACGGATAACCCAGTATTATTGAGTGTACAACTAATTGCATCAGTAACACTCGAAGAACTTGTATTAGCAAATAATACAGGAGTTCTATCAACTACTAATAAATTCGCAACTGGCACAATAACCAGTGCTGGATATACAATTTCTAATAATGAATGATAGGTTGCTGTGCCTGATAAAGTTACATTCGAGTAAATGTATTCCCGATCTGCTTTAATAGTTCTACTAATATCATTATTAGCACTAACTGAACCTGTGGTTGCAACAGATGGTTCACCAGAAATAGTATGGGAAACTACTTCATTAACATCAAATGAATTGGTAGTTGCAGTAAGACCAGATATTGCCAGTGAATAACTGATAGAATCATTAGTATCAATAGATGTTGCAGATGTAGTTGCTGATACTCCCGTTAATGTGTATCCAATAGATTTGATTGAACTTGCTGTTGCAGTTCCTAATACTCCAGTTAAGGTATAACCAATAGATTTGATTGAACTTGCTGTTGCAGAAGTACTAGTACCAGTTAATGTACAATTAATTGCATCAGTAACACTTGAAGAACTTGTAGCAGCGAATAATACATGAGTTCTATCAACTAATAAGGTAGCAGATGTTGGTACAATAACCAGTGCTGGATATACAATTTCTAATAATGAATGATAGGTTGCTGTGCCTGATATTGTAGTATCAACAAATATCTGTTCTCTGTCTGCCTTAATAGTTTTACTAATATCATTATTAGAACTAACTGAACCTGTGGTGGCAGTTATTGTAGTACCTGTATTATTGAGTGTGTAACTAATAACTTCATTAACACCAATAGAACCAGTAGAACTTGTTGCAGTAGTACCAGTACCATTAATGGTGTAACTAATTGTTTCATTAGTGTCAGTATAACCTGTAGATACAGTACCAGATAACCCAACAACAGATAGTGTATAACTGATAGATTCAGTTATATCAATTGAACCAGTAGAACTTGTTGCACTGTTACCTGAACCATTAATGGTGTAACTAATTGTTTCAGTTGTATCAATAGAACCAGCAGAACTTGTAGCAGCATTACCTGAACCATTAATGGTAACAGAAACTGTTTCAGTTGTATCAATAGAACCTACAGAACCTGTAGCAGATAATCCAGTAACAGATAGTGTATAACTGATAACTTCATTAACATCAATTGAACCAGTAGAACTTGTTGCAGTATTACTAGTAGTACCATTAATGATCTGGGTAACAGTATCGCTTGAAATATTAGATGCAGTCGCAGGAGCACTAGTACCACTTAGTGTGTATCCAATAGATTGTATTGAACCTGCTGTTGCAGAAGTACTAGTACCAGTTAAGGTATATCCAATAGATTTGATTGAACTTGCTGTTGCAGAAGTACTAGTACCAGTTAATGTACAATTAATTGCATCAGTAACACTCGAAGAACTTGTATTAGCAAATAATACAGGAGTTCTATCAACTAATAAGGTAGCACTTATTGGTACTATTACTAAAACACTATTTGCAATTTCTATCAGAGAATGATAGGTTATCGTTCCAGATAAAGTTACATTCGAGTAAATGTATTCCCGATCTGCTTTAACAGTTCTACTAATATCATTATTAACACTAACTGAACCTGTGGTGGCAGTTATTGTAGTACCTGTATTATTGAGTGTGTAACTAATAACTTCATTAACACCAATAGAACCTACAGAACCTGTAGCAGCATTACCTGAACCATTAATGGTAACAGAAACTGTTTCAGTTGTATCAATAGAACCTGAAGTGACATTTGCAGTAGTACCAATATTGTTTAAGGTAACAGAAACTGTTTCAGTTGTATCAATAGAACCTACAGAACCTGTAGCAGCATTACCAGTACCATTGATGGTAACAGAAACAGTTTCAGTTGTATCAATAGAACCTACAGAACTTGTTGCAGTAGTACTAGTACCATTTAACGCGTAACTAATTGTTTCATTTGTACCTGTATACCCTGTTGATACAGTACCAGATAATCCAGTAACAGATAGTGTATAACTGATAGATTCAGTTGTATCAATAGAACCTGAAGTGACATTTGCAGTAGTACCAGTACCATTAATGATCTGGGTAACAGTATCGCTTGAAATATTAGATGCAGTTGCTGAAGCATTAGTACCCGTTAATGTATAACCAATAGATTTGATTGAACTTGCTGTTGCAGTTCCTAATACTCCAGATACAGTATATCCAATAGATTGTATTGAACCTGCAGTTATAGTACCTACATTACCTATTCCATTAATAGAATAACTTGTTGTATCACTAACACTTGAAGAACTTGTATTAGCAAATAATACGGGTGTTCTGTCTACTACTAATAATGTACTTGTTGGTACTATTACTAAAACACTATTTGCAATTTCTAATAATGAATGATAGGTTGCTGTGCCAGAAAGTGTTACATTCGAGTAAATGTATTCCCGATCTGCTTTAATAGTTCTACTAGTAGCATTAATAACACTAACTGAACCTGCTATTGCAGTTGCACCACTAACTCCAGATATTACTTGACTTATCGCTACCGATGGTATAGAACCAGTAGAACTTGTTGCACTGTTACCTGTAGTACCATTAATGATCTGGGTAACAGTATCATTTGAAATATTGGAAACAGAACCAATTGCAGTAGCACCAATATTGTTTAAGGTAACAGAAACTGTTTCAGTTGTATCAATAGAACCAGCAGAACTTGTTGCAGTAGCACCAATATTGTTTAAGGTAACAGAAACTGTTTCAGTTATATCAATTGAACCAGCAGAACTTGTTGCAGTATTACTAGTAGTGTTTAAGGTAACAGAAACTGTTTCATTAGTGCCAGTATAACCTGTAGAACTAGTTGCAGTATTACCAGTAACAGATAGTGTATAACTGATAGATTCAGTTATATCAATTGAACCAGCAGAACTTGTTGCACTGTTACCTGTAGTACCATTAATGATCTGGGTAACAGTATCATTTGAAATATTAGATGCAGTTGCTGAAGCATTAGTACCCGTTAATGTATAACCAATAGATTGTATTGAACCTGCTGTTGCTGTAGTACTAGTACCAGTTAATGTGTATCCAATAGATTTGATTGAACCATTTATTGCAGAAGCAGCAGTACCAATATTATTCAGGGTTACATTAATTGCATCTGAAATGAGTGAAGAACTTGTAGCAGCGAATAATACAGGTGTTCTGTCTACTACTAATAATGTACTTGTTGGTACTATTACTAAAACACTATTTGCAATTTCTAATAATGAATGATAGGTTGCTGTGCCTGATAAAGTTACATTCGAGTAAATGTATTCACGATCTGCTTTAATAGTTCTACTAATATCATTATTAGTAATAACTGGAGTAGTATTACTCGTTAATACTACTCCAGAAAGAGTGTGGGCATAACTTAATGATGGTATAGAACCTGAAGTGGCAGTCGCAAAGTTACCTGTACTATTAATGATCTGGGTAACAGTATCATTTGAAATATTGGAAACAGAACCAATTGCTGTAGCACCAATATTGTTTAAGGTAACAGAAACTGTTTCATTAGTGCCAGTATAACCTGTAGAACTAGTTGCAGTATTACCAGTAACAGATAGTGTATAACTGATAGATTCAGTTATATCAATAGAACCAGCAGAACTTGTTGCAGTAGCACCAATATTGTTTAAGGTAACAGAAACTGTTTCATCAGTTCCTGTATACCCTGTTGATACAGTACCAGATAACCCAACAACAGACATTGTATAACTGATAGATTCAGTTGTATCAATAGAACCTGTAGAACTAGTTGCAGTATTACCAGTCCCATTAATGGTAACAGAAATAACTTCAATTATATCAATTGAACCAGTAGAACTAGTTGCAGATAATCCAGTAACAGATAGTGTATAACTGATAGATTCAGTTATATCAATAGAACCAGCAGAACTTGTTGCAGTATTACCAGTACCATTGATGGTAACAGAAACTGTTTCAGTTGTATCAATAGAACCAGCAGAACTTGTTACAGTAGTACCTGTACCATTGATGGTAACAGAAATAACTTCATTTGTTTCGATTGATACTGTAGAACTTGTTGCAGTAGTACCTGTCCCATTAATGGTAACAGAAACTGTTTCAGTTGTATCAATTGAACCAGTAGAACTTGTTGCAGTAGTACCTGAACCATTAATGGTAACAGAAACTGTTTCAGTTGTATCAATAGAACCAGCAGAACTTGTTGCAGTAGTACCTGTATTATTGAGTGTGTAACTAATTGTTTCATTTGTACCTGTATACCCTGTTGATACAGTACCAGATAATCCAGTAACAGATAGTGTATAACTGATAGATTCAGTTGTATCAATAGAACCAGCAGAACTTGTTGCAGTATTACTAGTAGTGTTTAAGGTAAATGAGACTGTTTCATCAGTTCCTGTATAACCAGTAGAACTAGTTGCAGTATTACCAGTACCATTGATGGTAACAGAAATAACTTCATTTGTTTCGATTGATACCGTAGAACTTGTTGCAGATAACCCTACCGTAGATAAAGTATATGCTATAGATTCGTTTGTATCGAGAGTTGTGAGTGAGGATGTTGCAATTTCACCTGCTACTGTATAACCAATAGATTTAATAAAACCTGCTAAAGAAGTTCCTGATACCCCACCTACTGTATATCCAATAGATTTTAATGAACTTAAAGATCCAGTAGCAGATAAACCAGTAGTGTTTAATGTAAAACTTAGTGCGTCATTTACAGGAGAAGAACTTGTAGTGGCAAATAATACAGGTGTTCTGTCTACCAATAAGGTAGCAGATGTTGGTATAGTAACAATTACAGTAGCAGGAATTTCTAATAATGAATGATAGGTTGCTGTGCCTGATAAAGTTACATTCGAGAAAATGTATTCCCGATCTGCTTTAATAGTTCTACTAGTAGCATTAATAACACTAACTGAACCTGCTGTTGCAGTTGCACCACTAACTCCAGATATTACTTGACTTATCGCTACCGATAATATAGAACCTGCAGTTGCAGTTGCTGTAGCACCAATATTGTTTAAGGTAACAGAAACTGTTTCAGTTATATCAATAGAACCAGCAGAACTTGTTGCAGTAGTACCAGTACCATTAGTGGTCTGAGTAACAGTATCATTTAGTATATTAGATGCAGTGGCAGAAGCACTAGTACCAGTTAATGTATAACCAATAGAACCAATAGAACCTGCTGTTGCTGTACCTGTAGTACCATTAATGGTTTGAGTAATTGTTTCATCAGTGCCAGTATAACCTGTAGATACAGTACCAGATAACCCAGTAACAGATAGTGTATAACTGATAGATTCAGTTGTATCAACTGAACCAGTAGAACCTATTGCGGCATTACCAGTCCCATTGATGGTCTGAGTAACAGCATCATTTAAAATATTAGATGCAGTGGCAGAAGCACTAGTACCAGTTAATGTATAACCAATAGATTTGATTGAACTAGCAGTTACAGAAGAACTAGTACCAGTATTATTGAGTGTGTAACTAACAACTTCATTAACATCAATTGATGATGTAGTTGCAGTAAGACCAAATATTGCCAGTGAATAACTAATAGAATCAGTTGTATCAATAGAACCAGCAGAACTTGTTGCAGTAGTACCAGTAATGATTTGAGTAACAGTGTCATTTAAAATATTAGATGCAGTTGCAGAAGCACTAGTACCCGTTAATGTATAACCAATAGATTGTATTGAACCAACAGTACCTGTAGTACCTGAACCATTAATGGTCTGGGTAACTGTTTCATTTGTACCTGTATACCCTGTAGATACAGTACCTACAGTACCATTTAATGCACAACTAATTGCATCAGTAACACTCGAAGAACTTGTAGTGGCAAATAATACAGGTGTTCTGTCTACCAATAAGGTAGTAGATACAGGTACAATAACAATTACAGTAACAGGAATTTCTATCAGAGAATGATATGTCGCTGTTCCAGATATTGTGGTATTTGACCAAATGTATTCCCGATCTGCTTTAATAGTTCTACTAGTAGCAACATTGGTAGCAACTGAACCTGTAGAACTTGTTGCACTTGGAACTATACCATCTATAGTTTCTGTAATTAATCTACTACCAAGATTAGAATTAAAAGTTTTAGTAGTAGTTGTATATCGTGTATTAGGATCAAATGCAGTTGCAACTGTGTTTAATTCTATTTGTACATTTTTAATAGATGGTAATACACCAGTACCATAAATACCATATGCCGCCAACATTGATGCAGTATCAGTTGGAACGTTAATTGCAACACTAAAGTTATTAATGGTGAATCTTTGATATGTAGTTGTAGCATTAACGTTGAACCCGCCACCACTAAAAACATATCTCGACGAGCTCCCATTCTGCATGTAAATAAAGACAGGACCTGCTACAGCAGATTTCACATCTAATGATAATGAGTAGGAAACTCCTGTAGTACCATTTGCATCGAAAATCGGAGCAATATCGCCCCACTGCACAAATTCATTGACTGTTGCATTTACTTCGTATGTTGGGTTATTAACTAAGTTAACACCACCAATTGTATTTGATACTGTTTGTGTAATAGATTTTACACCAAGGTTATTTGCTGTGCCAGTAGCAAATAAACTTGAAGTATTTGGAGTGTATGTGGTATTAATGCTACTAATATTAGATACAGAACTTGTTGCACTGTTACCTGTCCCATTAATTGTAACAGAAACTGTTTCAGTTGTATCAATTGAACCAGCAGAACTTGTTGCAGTATTACCAGTCCCATTGATGGTCTGAGTAACAGTATCATTTAGTATATTAGATGCAGTGGCAGAAGCACTAGTACCACTTAGTGTGTATCCAATAGATTGTATTGAACCTGCTGTTGCTGTACCTGTAGTACCATTAATGGTTTGAGTAATTGTTTCATTTGTACCTGTGTACCCAGTAGATACAGTACCAGATAATCCAGTAACAGATAGTGTATAACTGATAACTTCATTAACATCAATTGAACCAGTAGAACTTGTTGCAGCATTACCAGTAATGATCTGGGTAACAGTGTCATTCGAAATATTAGATGCAGTTGCAGAAGCACTAGTACCAGTTAATGTGTATCCAATAGATTGTATTGAACCTGCTGTTGCTGTACATGTAGTACCATTTAACGCGTAACTAATTGTTTCTGTACCTGTATAACCTGTAGATACAGTACCAGATAACCCAACAACAGACATTGTATAACTGATAACTTCATTTGTATCAATTGAACCAGCAGAACTTGTTGCAGTAGTACCATTAATGGTTTGAGTAACAGTATCGCTTGAAATATTAGATGCAGTGGCAGGAGCACTAGTACCAGTTAATGTATAACCAATAGATTGTATTGAACCTGCTGTTGCTGTACCTGTAGTACCAGTACCATTTAACGCGTAACTAATTGTTTCATCAGTTCCTGTATAACCTGTAGATACAGTACCAGATAACCCAACAACAGATAGTGTATAACTGATAGATTCAGTTATATCAATTGAACCAGCAGAACTTGTTGCAGTATTACTAGTACCATTGATGGTCTGAGTAACAGTGTCATTCGAAATATTAGATGCAGTTGCAGAAGCACTAGTACCAGTTAATGTATAACCAATAGAACCAATAGAACCTGCTGTTGCTGTAGTACCAGTACCATTAATGGTGTAACTAATTGTTTCTGTACCTGTATAACCTGTAGATACAGTACCAGATAACCCAACAACAGACATTGTATAACTGATAACTTCATTTGTATCAATAGAACCAGCAGAACTTGTTGCAGTAGTACCATTAATGGTAACAGAAACTGTTTCAGTTGTATCAATAGAACCAGCAGAACTTGTTGCAGTAGTACCAGTTAATGTATAACTGATAACTTCATTTGTATCAATAGAACCAGCAGAACTTGTTGCAGTAGTACCATTAATGGTTTGAGTAACAGTGTCATTCGAAATATTAGATGCAGTTGCAGAAGCACTAGTACCAGTTAATGTATAACCAATAGATTGTATTGAACCTGCTGTTGCTGTAGTACTAGTACCATTTAACGCGTAACTAATTGTTTCATCAGTTCCTGTATACCCAGTAGATACAGTACCTGTAGTACCACCATTGATGGTAACAGAAATAACTTCATTAACATCAATTGAACCAGCAGAACTTGTTGCACTAGTAATAGCACCATTAATGGTAACAGAAACTGTTTCAGTTGTATCAATAGAACCAGCAGAACTTGTTGCAGTAGTACCTGTCCCATTAATGGTGTAACTAATTGTTTCAGTTGTATCAATAGAACCAGTAGAACTTGTTGCACTAGTAATAGCACCATTAATGGTGTAACTAATTGTTTCAGTTGTATCAATAGAACCAGTAGAACTTGTTGCACTAGTAATAGCACCATTAATGGTCTGAGTAACTGTTTCATTTGTACCTGTATACCCTGTTGATACAGTACCTACAGTACCTGTCCCATTAATGGTAACAGAAACTGTTTCAGTTGTATCAATAGAACCAGCAGAACCTGTTGCAGTAGTACCATTAATGGTTTGAGTAACAGTGTCATTTAGTATATTAGATGCAGAACCTGATGCTAAAGTACCAGTTAATGTATAACCAATAGAACCAATAGAACCTGCTGTTGCTGTAGTACTAGTACCAGTTAATGTATAACCAATAGATTGTATTGAACCTGCTGTTGCTGTACCTGTAGTACCATTAATGGTTTGAGTAATTGTTTCATTAGTTCCAGTGTATCCAGAAGATACAGTACCTGTAGTGCCAGTCCCATTGATGGTAACAGAAATAACTTCATTAACATCAATAGAACCAGTAGAACTTGTTGCAGTAGTACCAGTAATGGTTTGAGTAACAGTATCATTTAGTATATTAGATGCAGTTGCAGAAGCACTAGTACCCGTTAATGTATAACCAATAGATTGTATTGAACCAACAGTACCTGTAGTACCTGAACCATTAATGGTCTTGGTAACTGTTTCATTTGTACCTGTATACCCTGTAGATACAGTACCTGTAGTACCAGTCCCATTTAACGCGTAACTAATTGTTTCATTAGTTCCAGTGTATCCAGAAGATACAGTACCTGTAGTACCAGTACCGTTTAAAGTATATTGGATACCACTTACAGATGTACCTGCATACGTAATAATTGCAGGGTTTGGTAAGTATTCAATTAATAATGTAGATGTATTTGGGACTACTAAAGTTGTAGCAGAATATACTATTAAAAATGCATTATATGTAGTTGTTGCAGAGGAAGTAAGAGTAGTATTGGAACTAATTATATTCCAAGTAGGTGCGACAGTATTTAAAACGGTAAGACCAACAGAATTGTTACCACTAATAGTAACAGAACCATTGTTTAAGAATATTGGGTTGAATGTATTTCTACTTGCCGAAAGATATGTTGGTCCACTCCAAAATACACTTTGGTCAGAAACAGTTTTAGAAACATTAGATGATGTTTGGAAAGAGTTTAGCTGGAACCCATTGTACTGAAACGCTTTAGTCATCCCTGTTCTCTGTTAGATTTATCTAATCGATTTATTATATGTTATTTATGCTTTAATATTGATGAATGGTTGGTAACTGTAATTCGAAAAATCACTCTTGGCAAAGGAAGTTGCCATAGAAACTTGTGATGAAGAATAAATGAATCCAGCAACACCACCTAAATTACTTTGATTCGCAGCAGACACTCCAGTCATACCCATAGACATATACGATGCACCACCCCCTGGAGGGTTATTAAAAAGTTGTGACACTGTAATTGCCACGTTTGCACCAGAAGTCGTGGAGTTTAATAACTGAGCATAATAGTATCGATTTGGTGCTAAAGATGTAGAAATGGGTAATGCTATAATTTTAAAAGCAAGAGAATTATTAAATAATGAGTGACTCGAAGCAGCGGAAGAAAATGTTGCACTTGTTGCACCTTGACCAATAGAATATGCTATACTAACATTTGAACTTGCAGTAATTGTCATTCCTGTTGTTGATGCTCCAACTTGCTCTATTCGTGTCGAGTTTGTTCCAGTACCATCCGCATAAAATCCATAAGAAAGTTGAAAAGTTTTACCCCATGTTGCGATTGCCGAGGAAGAATTTGACATAAGAGTTTGTACTTCTATTGCAGACACTGATAAATTATTATCAACATTGAAAGGACTAAAATGAATTGTATTTGCTGGAATATTAGTTGTGGATGCTACTGCCATATAGAATGGTTGTAATTTAGAAATTGTTTGTCTAATATTAGATGTTGCACTAGTAGCTTGGAATAATGATGATTGACTTGTGTTTAACGCACTCGCTGTAATTGCACTTGTTGCAGATGTTTGTTGGAATAATGATGATTGACTTGTGTTTAACGCACTCGCTGTAATT